CGGTCGAACTATGGTTTGTTAAACATAGGAACCCTTGGCTTAGTGATTTTGCTAGACCAAGGGAAGACTATATCTATATCGAGTTCAGAGATTTTCATCTCTGGCACAGATTTGATATAACTAATAATAATATCTGAAGCTTTTAGGCACTGGTTAATTATTACGTCTCTATGACGTTGATAAAAAGCAGTATCTGAAAGTGGTATATCAACTTTTCCAAACATATCTCTAAACATAGTTGGATTTTCTCCAATCATGAATACTGATATGTCTGTGTTTAAGTTAAGGAAGGTTTCTTCAGCCCTTCCGTATATCTGTAAGAAAGGTACTGCTTCTATTAAATCGAAGCAGGTAGCCTGTTCTTGCTCACTACGTAAAGACGTTATATGGATAACCATCTCAGTGGCTAAATCGCCAAGGGGTTGATTACCTTTAACAATTCTTTCTTTACTTCTTAGGAAAGTATCATGAAGTGTGAGCAATGCTAGATAATTCCCATATAAGGAATAATCTGTATTACTCATTTCATAATTCTCTCCGGTCCATAAAGCTACGTATTCTTTAACAGCAATACCTAGATCTTTTTGACCTTTTAAGAACATAAGAAGGGAAATTACTAATGAAATCTTAGGTTCGGCATGACTAAATCTTGGTCTTGCCCACCCTAAGACTTCCATATAGTAAGTCTTTACAATAGTACCAATATCGGCTTTCCATCCTTTATAATAAGCTTCGCTGACGAGAATCGATAGACATGTAAATGTCTCCGATCTTCTTTCAAACAAGGCGGATAAGGGAAACGGAGAGACATTCTGTTTATGGAGTCTAATTTGTTTTGCAAATTCGAATCCATATTTAGAGACATGGCTTTTGCCATGACTTATAGGAATGTCCCATTCTTTCAATATTTCTTTATAATGATAGGCAACAGTATCGTTAGCAATAACAATATCGTCACCTAACATCATATAAGGACACCTTTTCCAGTTACGTTTAGCCTTTTTACAGGCTTTCCATACAAGGAAATGGTGGCAAATAGCAAAGATACCCCATGAGGAATAAGCACCCATAGGGTTACCAGTATTATAGTATATATCTTTACCCTTAAAAGTAAAGGGATATCCTACCATAATGGTTTTCCAAGCATCTGCATATTGATATCCGAACCAAACTTTAAGAAACTCATACTGAATCATGATAGGGAATCTGTCCGTTGCTGTAGTTAAATCTATAGAATGGAAAGATGATCCTAAATCAGGTTTTAAGTGTGAAAACTTTTTAGTTTGGTTAAAAGTACAATCTTGGTCAATGCGGTTAAGTTGTTTAAATAGAAAATTATGCAAAGGCAGCAAAGCTGCTTGTGAATAATAATCTAAAATAGCGACTTCCCTTGTTTTTCCTTCTTTATCTTGAATACAGGCAAGTCTTCGAGGTATTCTAGTACCCGTGAGGGTTCTGAAACCGTCAAAGAAATGCCTAATTTTTAGGTAAAGTTGGTTAAAACGATAACCTAAGTCATGGAGTCTTTCACCACCAACTACTTTGATTGAACTAAGTAGTTCGGGTGGTAGACTTATGTAATCATCAAATGAAGTCCAAAGGGCATGCCCATTGGGCCCACTTTTTGAGGTCATATGAAAATCCTTAAATCGTAAAGATTTAGGAATTTTACCAAGACTTTCTTTAGTATTGACACCCAACTCCTTTAAGAATAACAACATCTCTCCCCTTAGATCTTGGGGGTCTCCGGTATAACCGGGCCGTTCTTCGATCGACAAGTGGTTTGGTGTTGGTTCTAACCTAATAAACCGTGTAATATATAAACAAGAATTAACTAGCCTTATAAAAGGGTAGTTAGGTTTCTTCTTTATATGACGGATTATAGGTCTAAGGATTTTGGGAATATTAGTAGTACACCCGGGATTAAATTCATTATCCATATCGAATATGTGATTAATGAATGTTAATCTTAGGTCTTTACAGTACTTAATAGCTTGTGTTTTACCACGAGTATTAAGTATAGTAAAGATCTTATCTGTGACCCTCAAACACATAGTAAGTTCCATACAACTTGACATTGTTAAGTTGTTTGCGAGCCACTTGATAAGCTTGGAAAAGAACTTATCAGTTTTATTTGATATATTCTTTTTTGATCTCATCATTTGTGGGTCCCACACTATAGCGGCGGAAAGCCGGGTTACCCAGTGGTCTGGTAACCTGTTTCCCTCTCAAAAGGAGG